GCATTTACTAAAGTAGCATTATTATCATCAAATTCCTGGGGGTCGAGTATTTCATTGACCACAAAATCAGGATATGGCAAAGTTTTTGACTCAATAGCCATATTAGTACACCTCCTTATCTATATCCACGTTTTTTATACAGGATATTAAATTCATATAATCTAAATGGCTCATCAAGGGTTTCATTCGATATGATAAACTTCACAAGCCTTCCACGCTGTCCAATCATGAGAGGAAGTGACTTTGAAATGTTCCTTGTAATCAAACGTTCACCCCAAGTAACACGACCCCAAACAGCTATTTCACTCGTGATAGTTGGTTCATATTCAGTATCATTATAGTCAATCTCGAATACTACTTTGAAAGACGAATCATAATTGCTGTAAGTCTTGGCTACGAGATATGCTTCCTTGAATTGCTTTATCCTTATCGATTCGCCCATGTCGTATCTTTTGCTTGCGTAATACGAAGAAATGGCAACACCGTCATCATTAAACCTTGATGTGTCATATTTCATCAAATAACCATCGCTATTTCCGAACTGAAGTACACCATCCATCACATAAAACGACTCAGCGTTAAAACTGTCATATACAGCAAAGGCTTGATGGTCATAAGAGTAAACAACCACTTTATCTCCAAGGCTAAGCCAATATTCATTATTGTGCACGATAGCAACAGCGTCTTCCAAATCAGAAGTATCAGCAAGTATAGGGTGTAATTTGAAATCCACTTTTTGATTTCGCTTAAGATTTGCAAGCATATTTACATCAGTATTAGGAGTGTGTATGGTATATAAATCACCATCAGCCCCTACAAACATGAGATAGTTTTGAATATGTTTTATACTTCTGTGAGACATGAATCCAGTACTTGTTGCGATTTGCTTCTGATAAAATGTAGTTCCAACATCAAGCCTGTTAGTGTCTCCGTAAATAGCATATATATCGCGCGTCCTTCCAACAATCATCGCACCGTGAAACAATTTCATTCCACGTATTATATCGCTATTTGGAGGAAGAGCAAGTGGCAAAACTACTGGAAAATACAAACCGTTTTCCACATCAGATATGAAAACAGTATGGGGGTTATTGTCGGCTCCTGCCAGATACAGCCTATTCTCGCGAAGCTCTATATATTTGCATCCAGTTGGAACAAGGTTCTCTCCAAGATACGCATCGCTAAGCTCATTGGCACAAGGCTGGTACCAAGCCAAATGGTTAGTCGCATCGTATTCCCATTCCCCTATTGTATATGTTGTATCTTGTGGGATGAAGAACCTGACCAAATCACCATCAACAACATCAAACGTCAAAACGTCAGTCATTGTTACTTTGAGATTTTCTTCATCAAGTGCAGAAATAGTAGTGGTATGGGTTCCACCAACACTTTCTATTACAACATCGTCACCAATCGTAAGCCTATCATCCCACTCATCTATATAAATGATTGCCGCATCAGTCAAAGCATCAGCGGTAAGAGATTGTTGAGGTGCTTCTGTTACCCTGTAATAAGTAGTCCCATCGTAGACATATAAATACTCCCCATCAACAAAATAAAATTTGCCCCTGTAGTTGACCCCATCAATTTGTCCGTCAACATCACAAAGCTTCGTCTCATCTATATAAAGTTCAGTAAGTGTAGCAAGTATTTGCTTATTGGTGCTATTTATCGGCATGTACTCGTCAAGATAAGTTATAGCCCCACCGTAATCCTTGGTTCTAGCCTTTGATGTGCCGTAACGCTTTTCAATAGTGCCATCGCTTGAAAACATGATGTTCATTATATCCGAAGCTTCATTGTCTTCAATGTTTGTCATGGGTTCTACGTTATTCAACCCACCTAGAAAATCACGTACAGAAAAAGGATAGGTAGGGTCTGGCGGTACTGAATTACTTCTAACAAATGCCATTACAATCCCTCCACTCCACTGTCATCGTCAGAATCGGTTGATTCGGCAAAATAAGTATCCTGCACGTAATCAACGTTATACGTAGCAGTAACAGCATTACCGTCTCCATCAACAATCGTGACGTTACCATTCGCAATTTCACCTTGCAGCTCTTCGAGTTTAGTCTCAAATTCATTCATCTTGTTTGTTGCTTCGTAATGTCTTTCATCCTGTTCAAAACACCTCGCCGTCGCATACACGGACAACATGTAATGATAACGTGCTGGCAGAAGTGCTGGCACATCATCCAATAAAACCAAATAATCCATACCGACTAGTTCTGGTATAATTTGTATCCTGTCAATACCTTCATTCAAGAAATTCGTAACGTGTGCTTCCGTGAATATAACCGTAGTTTTCTCATTGGTGTACGCACGAACCCTTGCAATCAACTGTGTAAGTGTCATTTACATCACTCCTTGGGGTTTGACGTAGTACGCTTCTTCCTTGTTTTTGGTTTTTCTATTTTATCAACATGCTTCTCTGTTGCGATATTCTCTGATTTAGCAATGTATTTAACTATGGAATCAAGCATGTTGCACATAGCGTTCAAATACATTGTTTGTTCATACATCATTCTTTCCTGAAAAGTAACTGGCTGTATGTCATCTTTAAACTTATCTATAACTGGTTTAGTCATTTCATCATTCCTTTCACAATAAAAGGGGCAGGGCATTCACCCCACCCCATAATATGAAGCTTACCAACAGATGTAATTGATTACGTCATCCTCAGCAAGAACAAAATCCGTGCTGTTGTTAGCTACCGTAATCTTTGATGCGCCAACTGCGACAGCAGCCTTAGCACCCAAGTCTTTCCCGCCCCTGAGTATTGTAACAACAACACCCACAGGAGTGTACGGAATTGCAATATCAAGAGTAGTTGCTGTAGCTTCAGCAGAAGTTACAGTATGAACCCCTCTCTCCATGGGAACATATCTTTCATTAGCCATGTTATCATCCTCCTAATTATTTATACGGAACAGGGAGAACTGGTCATATTACAGACCAGTAGACCCTACAATACCTCTCCAATCAGATACACCGTAAGAGTATCTCATGTAACCACGATACTTGGAAACAAACGTGTCGAAGCTTTCTTCCCATTTGAACTCAGGTCTGATTCTCCAGAAGAAGTTCAGTTCATGTCGTTTGGAATCTTGTACAAACCATGCCGTGTCGCTTCCGCCAGCAGTTGCAGACAAGTAATCCATAACAACAATCTTCATTCCTTTTCCTTTGAGGAATTCGTTCGTATCGTTGAGTTGTCCACCAGCAATTTGTGCAGAATGCAGAATTCTCATTGCAGTGTCTTCAAGTGCGGGCGGTATGATAAGCCTATCAGGAATAAACTGTACCAAGTTACCAGCTTCGTCCTTAGTCTCTCTCATAAGTTTAATGGCGGCTTTGAGCGTGGCGTCTGCCAAAGCTCCAGTAGTGAGGTTGTCTCCAACTCCAGCACTATCAAGAAGCGGATGGTCATCGTCGCAAAGATACTTGCCGTCATAAATAGCAGTTGTAGCAAAAGCGTTGTTGAGGACTGTTGCTGCGTCTTTCTCAACTTTTGCTCTACCAGAACGTGCCATTGCTTTAGCCATCTTGTTCATTTGGCTGTATTGGTCGTCATCGTACATTTCCCTTGTAACCATGAAACCTTGGGTAAATGCACTGTGAGTGTAAGTCCTTTCCAGACCGGGAGAAAGAGTTTCGTATGCAACTTCGTCATACTGGCTTTCCCTTACTGTCCAATCGCCGAAAGCACCCATTCCCCAATCAGTCTCTTTAGCTTTTTTAGACGTATGAACGTGGAAAACGTTCGGGAATTGCTCGGGAAGTTCTGTGTATGTCTCGAAGAATATTTTCCTCAGTCCAGGCTCGAGCAACTTACCAAAGTTGGTCTCGTTCGTAAGGTCTGTAGAAGAATATCCATGTGTATTGCTTGATGTCGGCTGAACAGGGTCAGCGAACATTTGAAGATTGAAAAGTTTATAAATTGCTTCCATTATCATCACCTCATGGGATTATTTATGATTCCTCCACTTCTCCCATTCCTCTTGAGTCATGTTCATATTCTGCCTTACTTTGTCCTCATCGGCACTCCATTGAAAACGAGTCTCTTCAACAGGCTTTTTAGTTCCCTTCTTTGTTATGAGGGAATCTGTATCAGCATTCCTGGCGTACTCCTTTTCCAACTCAGCTTTGATTTTCTCACGTAAAGCCTTTTCATCAAGAGTAGAAGAAGTGTTACTAATTTTATCGGCTTTAACTAACTTGTATGCTTTTTCCAAATCAACTATGCCTTCTTTGATGGACATGTCCATTACTTCCTTAACATCAAAGTCGTCATATTTGCTCTGAAGTCCTTGTATTTGCATTTGCAATTGCAAATCAAACAGCTGTCTTTCCAAGTCTTTCTGCTTTTGCACTGCGGGTGTTGCTGTAGTTGCAGCAGGAGAAACAGTTCCTCTCTCCTTATCATACTCTGCAAGTTTTTGTGCGATATCAGGGTTATTCTTCAAGTAAGTAAATACTTCGATTGCGTCCTTTGTTTCATCTCTTTGTTTAGCCAAGTCTTGAGTTTTACGAGTATAATCGCTTTGTCTCAAATAACCCTTTTTAAGTTCATCAAGCTCAACTTCACCTATACCTTCTATTGCTACTTTATCAGGGATTGTTACTTTGGGTTCTTCTTGGACTACATCTTCGACAGGTTTGGTTTCTTTAATTTCCTCTATTGGTTTTGTTTCAGGAGTCTCAACTTGGTCTTCTTTAGACTGTTGACCTTCTGCTTGTTTCATTTCCAAATAATCATCAATATTCACTTAAATTCCTCCTTTTTT